CTCGTGGCGATGTCTGCGGTCGGGAAAGACAGTGTTCCGGCTTCGACCACACTGAAACGGGTGAGCCACAGCCGCCCTTCACGGCCGCTGTGGCTCACCCGAACGTCGCCTTCCATGCACACAGACAGTTCCCCGTAATACGGGTGCACCAGCGTCCCCGGCCCGGGCGTTTCGATGGCGCCAATCAGCCTGTCACGGGCGGCCAGATAGTCTTCACCCACCAGATAGGCACTGATTTGAAAGCGTCGGGTCGCCCGACCCAGGTCTTCGGTATAGGGTTTGTCCCGGTTCGGATATTCATGCGTTTGAACACGCCGCCCAAAGGTGCCTTCCTCCCCTTCGACCTGAAACGGTACGCCCCGAAACGAGGCGGGGTGTAACCTGTTTGTCCAGTCCGTCATATCCGGTTACCGCCGGGCAAAGCGGTTGTATCCGACATCGTAGTTCAACCAGGCAGGGGATTGCGTGGCGGGTTGCACGGTCAGGCCGGGCGGCGCATTGTGAAAGGAGACGGTCAGTTCTCCCGGCGCGTCTCGCTGAAACGAGGGCTGAATCAATGGGCGCGTACTGAGCCCAGGTGCGGAAACCGGAGGAAGCGGAGGTGTTGAGGGGCCGGTTATCCAGTCCCATCCCTGACCTGTCCAGGTCTGTATCCTTTCCAGGCCACTCAAGAGAGGCTCAAGACAAGGACGGATTTTGTCCCACAGGGTGTTGAGATAGTCTACCATGGGGTCGCACCGTTCCTTGAGCCAGGCCAGGGGATGAAACGCGGCCCATAGATGTTTGATGGTCTCAAAGCTGCTTGAAGCCCACTGGGTCAGATGTTGCCACAGCGAAGCAAAAAAGCCCCTGACCGGTCTCCAGTTCGCGATGATGATGCCGGCGGCCAGACCTATCCCTGTCAAGAGTCGGCCTATCGGGCTCATGGGCAGCGCGGGGCGTACCGTGAGAGGGGGGGATATCGCCCGGCATATCACCGCGTAAGGCGTTCAATAATCGTCGTCGTTCAGCACGGGGCGTATTGGCTTTTGCCAGGAGTGCCTCCAGTTTTCTCAGGGCGGCGATGGGCGAATCGTTATCCTGCTGCGTGCTGTCTGCGGGCAGGAGGGCATCCGCAAACCCTTTCTCTATCGCTTCGCCTCCATTCATCCAGGTTTCCCTGTCCATCATCCCGGTGATCGTCGTTTCATCCATGCCGGTTCTGGCGACGTAAATCTCCCGCATCGCCAAATCAAAGGGCGCCATTTTTTCCGCCATGTCGGCAAAGTCATGGCGATGACCGACTGCCATACCCCAGGTGTTGTGGATCATCAGGAAAGCCCTTCGCCCGATTTGTATCTCATCGCCTGACATGGCAATGATGGAAGCCGCAGAGGCCGCTAATCCCAATATTTTCACAGTGACCTTGCCGGGGTATTCACGGAGCTGATTGTAGATAGTCAGCCCTTCAAACAGATCGCCCCCCGGAGAATTGATATTGACGGTGACCGCTTTCCCCTCCAGTGACCGCAATATTGCGCCCATTCTTTGAGCGGTCACGCCTTCGCCTGCCCAATCCTGCCCAATCGACTCAAATATCGATAGCGTATTCTCATCCTGGCTCGATGCCCTGATGCGGCTGTTCCACCTGGCCAATGCGGAGGGTAAAATTTCACTGGTCATTGTCGGACAGGGAAAAACCGCCGGTAATACCGGAAGTGCCTTTTTTTTCATCGGGAAAAACTCCAGTGATTCTGTTTCTGGTCTGGCGCTGGTCGGGGGATGATAAGGGGATGGGTCAGGGAATCACCCGTCATTGAGCGCGGCTCGCGCTTTTTCGCCGTCATTTTCCTGTCCCAGTTGATTGAGTGGGGTCAGGTTCAACTGAACGGTATACAGGTCACCGCCCTCAATCGGCGGCAGATTTTCCAGCCGTCGCACATCATTGCGACTCATCCAGCCATTTTGTAACGCGGTGGTGTAATAGGCCGCTCGACCCGTGCTATCGGTTCTGAGCAGACCTTCCACAGAAAACTCTGCAAAATAGTCAACGTATCGGCAATGGTCAAGACGGACATGCTGTTCAGGAGGACAGGTAAGGGCCGTAATGTATTGGTCAGGAAAATCAGGTTCATCCCCTCTACGCTGGAGGCCCAACTGCTTTGTTTGGTGATATGACCGACCATAAACGGCGGGACACGATACCATCGGCAGATTTCTTCCACGCTATGATCGCGGCTTTCCAGCATCTGCGAGGTTTGCGGGTCAAGGGTGATGCCATTGAATTTCATGCCGTTTTCAAGCAACATCACTTTCCCGGTATTGTTCGATCCTGAAAATCGCTCAAGCTCTTTGCTAAAGGTGTCTCGCTGTTCCTTGCTCAGTAATCTGTCGAAAGTGACAAAACCGGATGCCGACATGCCTTTCTGGAAATACCGTGCAGCCGTTGTTTCGAGTGACATGGCCGAGCCAGACACCTCACGACCGGATTTCAACGGCATCATGCCGCAAACCCCATCTAACCCAAAACCACGTATGTGCATCATGTCGTTATCTGCAATCACCCGGGGTTTTAATGACGGATCACCTCTGGGGTTCTCGGTATCATGGTATTCCAGTCGCCCATTATTCCGTCGTATCACGGTGATGTTTTGGGGTAATCGCGGGACTAATGCAATCAGACGTGGCCCTATTTTCTTTTTTTCAATAAAGGCATTACCGCGTAAACATAAACTGGCCACCACCATCTGCATAAAGCGGGAGGGGGTCATGTCCAGGTTAGGGCGCCGGCACAGGACGTTGTAAACAGGGTGTTGCTGCGCTAGGCTGCGTGAGCCATCCGGCTCACGGTGATACAGTTTGAGCGGTAACGTGGATATCGATTCACTCAACAGCCGCACACAGGCCCAGACGGCGGACAGTTGCAGGGCTTTATCGGCCGTCACCACCTGCCCGCTTTGACTCTGGCTATAGTCATGAAACGACGACCGTGTCTCCGTGACATTCTGTGGCACCCCCAGCCAGTTGAGCAGGGCACTTTTGATTTTTCCGGGGGATTTGTGTTGTTTCACTACAGCCCTACCATGATGGGGTGGCTTAAAAAGCCCGCCAGATCGCCGGTGTCTTCCTCCACACCCTCGGCGGCCCCGATGGCCATCGCCAGCGCGACAACACCGTCGATACGACCGTTACTGCGGCGTTTGCTGAAAACCCGGTTGCCGTTTTTGTCTTCTTCAATCACGGCATTGGCGGCGTTCCAACGTAGGCAGGGGTTGGCATCAATGCGTAATTGGCCAGAAAGAAGGTGCTGCTCAAACAATTCAATGGATCTGGGCATCCAGAGTCCGGATTGTGTCGATTTGCCGAAGCCTTGTCCGTGAGGCGTTAATACCGTATTCACCCCTTCGTTTTCCAGTTCTGGCCGTAAATAATCCATATGATACGCATCGTAGGCAATCCTGTTGAGGCTATATCGTGCGGATAATTCCGCTATCCGTTTGGCAACAAAGCCCAGGTTGATGGCATTCCCCGCTGGCGCATGAAGATACCCCTTTCTTACCCAGGCGTCATAAGGCACCCTGTCCACTCTGGCACGATCCAGTAACGTTTCTTGCGGTGTCCAGAACTCCACATAAGCGATTTTTTCTGCGGGCCAATAAAGCGCCAGCGCGGTTAAATCACGCTTGCCCGATAAATCCAGCCCCCCGTAGCAGGGGGCATCTGCCAGCGCCCCTAAATCCAGCGAGGTTTCCTCACAAGCCATCCAGCTATCACTATTTATCCAGGGATTCTCCGCATCGACCCACTGACAGAAATTAAGACGACGCACCAGGCTCTCTTTGGCTGGCATCCCGCGGGCTTGCGTGACTTGCTCCTGCAAATAGCGATCGCTGAACGTATGACCTAATGAGGGATTGGCTTTTTTCCAGCAACCGGTCTCTTTAAAGGGATCATCGCCTTCGTCCAGCGAACAGATGAACGCGAAAAAACTGTCATCTTCGATGCTCCCTTCTGCCACTTTACGCCCGTATTCGTGATAGTCGTAGCACACACTGGTTTTGTTATGGC